TTGGGGTACGTCTACCAATACTAATTTAGAACTCATAGCAGAAGCGTTTAGCTTTGGCACTGAGGCAATTAGCGGCACGTCACACGATACAGTCATAGCTGATGGTGCTACTGACCCCGGCAGATCAATGTATTTAAAATATACAGGCTCACTAAGTTCTGCCTGCACCATCACTCTTGGACCCAACACCGTATCTAAAGTTTGGATTATTGAAAACGCAACCAGCGGATCGCAAAATATAATTGTAAAACAAGGATCAGGAACTACAGTTACCATAGCCAATGACGCTGTTAAAGTTGTCTATTCCGACGGAGCAGGATCGGGTGCATCTGTAGTGGATGCTTTTCAAGATGTAGCATTAGGCGGAACACCAACAGCTACTAACATGACCATAACATCATCGCTTACAGCAGATGCTTTAATTGCATCAACTAGTTTAAAAACACCTTTAATAGAATTTACTGATGGCGATGACGCTATAACCATAGCTGACGGCGGAAACATAACTATAGGCGGCACTTTAGATATGAACGGCAATGAATTAATTTTAGATGCTGACGCCGACACCAGCATCACCGCAGACGCCGACGACGCAATAGATTTTAGATGCGCAGGAGAAGATCAAATGACACTTTCCAACGGTGCTTTACTTCCAGCAACGAATAACGATTTAGATTTGGGATCATCAAGTAAAGAATTTAAAGACGGTTACTTTGACGGCACTTTAAATACAGACACTATATCTAATTCTGGATCCATAACCTCTGCTACTTATTTTTACAGCTCTGATGCAGCTTTGAAAGAAGATATACAAACAATAGAGAATCCGTTAGAAAAAGTACAAGCACTTAGAGGTGTTAGCTATAAATGGAAAGATACGGGTAGAAAAGATATTGGTTTAGTAGCTGACGAAGTACAAGAAGTTTTACCTGAGTTAGTCGTTGAAAACGAACACAAACAAATGGATTACGGTCACATGATAGGGCTCTTGGTTGAAGCTATAAAAGAACAACAAAAAGAAATAGAAGAGCTTAAATGTCAGAAATAACCACAAAAGTAGACGGCAATTCTTCGGTTACTAAAAGATACGGAGCAGGTTCTGGCGGAAACTCTAGGCCCGAACTAGGTCGTTGGATAAAAATAACAAACTCTAATTCTTTAGCCTCGCCTTTATTTGAAAACACTACAGCAGAACAAGAAAGCATGTATTCCAACATAAGCGGAGCTAGTAACATAAGCGTAGAAACAGGTCAGTACGGCATAGAAGGAACGAATACTCTTTATAGTAATACAGCTAGCATGGCTACAGTAAGCGGGGCCCCCTGTTGGTCACCGGGCACGCCATCTGCTACTTATGCAACGCCGCCCGGTTGTCCAAGTGGTTTTAGTGACGGGGGTGTGACTAATACACGGAACGCCTCTACTTATCAAGCCGTAGGTCAAACAGGAGTAAATCATAACGATCAGCCTTGGATGTTTTATCAATACGCAGGTTATATTTGTAGCTCTCCTTTTGTATCAAATATATCAGTAAGGATTTGCACAACATGACAGAAATAGAACTAACAAATTTAGAAACAACTCTTGCAGCTAGTCCTGAACAAAAACACGCTGTTTATTTAACTATGAAAGATTGTGCTGATTGCAGTGCAAATGAGACTAGATTAAGCAACGCTTTTTCTTCCATATCTGAAATCAAATGGTACAAAGTATACTTAACTGACACCACGCCTTTTTTTGCTCCATCTACAGTTCCTTCAGTTGTATTTTTTGAAGGTAGAAATAGATTGATAGAAGCTTTTGGATTGATGGACGAAAGCAATATGGATGGTTTTGTGCAGTTTGTCAGAACATCTTTAAATTTAACTGACGGCGAAAAATGGTTAAGTTCTGTAGTTGAGTAGTGGAGCTCAAAGCAGTTAGAGACAAAAAGTTAGCCATCTGTAGTTCCTGTGAAAACTACAAAAAATCCATAAAAACATGTAGTATTTGTAAATGTATTATGCCTTTAAAAGTTTTTATACAAGGCAATACATGTCCGATAGGGAAACACGAGGTATAAATGGCTAAATATGCAAGACGCGGCAGACCTAGTAAAGCAGATATAGCAGCTAGAAAAAAGGCTGAAAGGCAAGAGATGTATAAAATGTATTTTGCAATATTTGGTTTTGCAACGATTATAGGCATGGTGGTTTACTCAGCGTTAACATGAGCAGAGCAGGAAAGAACGTGTCATCAAATAAAAATGCTTTAATTCAAATACAAGCGCACGAGAAAGAGTGCACGATTCGCTATCAAAACATAGAAAGAAGACTACAAGAAGGATCAAAAAGGTTTGATCGTTTAGAAGCGATGCTTTGGGCGGTGTATCCGTTTATTGTGGGCACCGTAATACTAGCGAGGTTCATATGAACCAAGAACCGATAAAGAAAAAACTAGAACTAGACATTGATGTAACACCGCACAATCAGAGCGCTAACCCGTATCAGAAGTGGATACATCTAGCTAGAGCAATAGATTCTTGGCGGATCTTTCCTAGGCTATTTTTGAGCGTCTACATATTTCTCCTATATTATTCAACTATGTGGTTCATGGGCCTAGAAGATCCGTCTCTAGAACAAAGCGGACTTATATCTATTATTGTGGGGGCAGGGGCAGCTTGGTTTGGTTTGTACGCGGGTACGTCAAACTCAAGTAAAAACTTCAAAGGCGAGGATTAAATGGAGTGGTTCAACCTAATCGCAGAATTAGGTGTACCTATCGCTGGAGCCTTAGTCATGGCTTACTTTATCTTTCTGGTTATGAAGCAGCTCATGGACGGGCTGGTATCCGAAATAAAAACCATACAAGGCATAACCAAAATGTTGATTACCAGAGCGTCTAGTATGAACAACGATATGATTCGTATAGATACTAGCGTATCTAGCGCTCTTGATCTTAGCCCGGACTTAAATCGTATAGCCAGAGCAGAGAACTTTGTTGAAGACGGTAAGATAGATGCAAGGAGGGACTAGTGGATATAGTCCAGATAGTTGCAGACTTTGGTTTTCCTGTCGTCATGGTTGTTGGTCTAGGTTACTTTGTATACTTTGTCTGGCAAACTATAACCAACGTTATCGACCCGGCGGTACAAGAAATGAAAGCTACGATCATACGACTCACCGATCAATTACGCCTTCTAGATCAAGATATGATACGATTACAACAGAAGGTAAACACTGTTCTTGAATTAAAAGAAGAGCACAAATTAAAAGAACCAGAGGAAAAAGATGACCAAAAAAGAAATCGTAAGTAAGTTGATGATAGAGGCAAAACTACTCGTAATGGGTTCAGTTGTCATTGGTATCTTACTTTTCTTTCCAGCTTTTTTGTTTGGCGATGAGATGGTATTTAAATTTAAGTCGCCATCTTTTTCTGGTCTAAACACTTCGCAACATTATCTTACGATTGAGAACCAACAGTTCTCTAGAAAACAAGCCATAGAAGATGACAAGCAAGCTTTGTTAGACGAGGCTGAAAGAGACGCTAGCAACAGCACACTCGCTAGATTTATTAGAAACCTAGAGTCAAGGGTGTACGCCAAACTATCATCTCAGTTGGTAGAAAGTTTATTTGGTGAGAACCCACAAACATCTGGTTCCATAGAACTAGAGGGCAACACCATAGAATACGAAGTTGATGATGAATACATTACACTAACGGTAACGGATGAAAACGGCGAAACAACTACTATTATTTTTCCTCTTAATAGCTTCACTTTCTAGCTGCGTTCTACTTGATTCCAAATACTCGCTAGAAAATTTTAAGATAACCCGGCTAGCAGAGATGGCCTCTGTTATAAACACCGATCTGTGGGAACTACCCAAGCCTAAAACAAAACCCGTAGTTGCAGTTTACCCGAGTGCGTTTTTAGACCAGACCGGTCAGCGTCGCAGCAACAGCACCTTTGCTACGTTTAGCACTGCGGTTACCCAAGCGCCGTACACTCTTTTAATACAAGCGCTCAAGCATACCGCGCAAGGTGATTTCTTCGAAGTGGTCGAACGTATCGGGCTCGACAACCTAAGTAAAGAACGCCAGCTGATTCGTTCTACCAGAGAAAGTTTTGACGAAGCACAAAAACTAAAACCCTTGATGTTTGCCGGGATCCTTATCGAAGGTGCAGTGGTTAGCTATGAAAGTAACATAAGAACAGGCGGTACCGGGGGCAGAGTATTAGGTATCGGCATGAGCAGAAGCTACCGACAAGATACCGTTACCGTAAGTCTTCGAACCGTGTCTGTTTTGACCGGGCGCATACTAACAGAGGTCACGACGACTAAAAGCATATTGAGTGTCGGCATCAACGAAGACGTGTTTAGGTTTGTTTTTAATAGCACTGAACTTGTCGAAATAGAAAACGGTAACGTCGAGAACGAATCAATTACCATAGCCCTACAATCTGCTATTGAAATGGCAGTTTTAAAGACAGTCGAAAAGGGTATAATAAAAAATTATTGGAGTTACCAAGATGATTAAATATTTATTAATCTTCTTAGCAAGCTTTGTATACGCCGCGGACAACGAAGTCTCCATAGATCAAGTTGGTAGCACTATCAACATTGATGTAGAACAGCTAGGGTCAGGCAACTTAATAGGTGGCGCAACAGCTTCTGCTGGGAGCATGACACCCTTAGACTTAGACGGTGTGACAATGACGTTGGATATTAATCAAATAGGTTCAAGCAACTTATTTAAAGGTGATATCTACGCTGATTCGTACACAGGTTTCTTTGAGTTTAGCGGTTCGTCTAACATTTTTGATATTCAAACAGATCCCAACAATACTTACGGAGCTGATTCAAGCAACGTCAACATACAAGTTACCGGGTCAAGTAACGACATGTCGTTAGACCAAGCAACCGCAGCTATGGCATCAACTTTAGATCTTGATTGGATTATTAACGGTTCAAACAACACTATAGATTCTGATATCGATGTAGATTTAGCGACTAACTATATGGATGTAGACGGTTCGGATAATACGATAAACTACAACGGTGATGGCTTTCAGGGCGGTTACTTTTATTTAGATCACACAGGTGGTTCAAGAACATTAAATGTTACACAAGCTTCTACTTTGGATAACGATTGGTTACGGGTCATTAGTAACGGCTCAAATGGATCTTTCTGCATTATCCAAAACGACCAAGGAACGTCCACAAGCTGCCCTTGATGTCGGGTCAGTAGAAGAAGTATCAGGCTTTGCTCAGATAGAAAGAGACGAATCTTTTGCTGTGACGCAAGACTTTGTTGTGCAATCTTACGACAAAGCGCAAACCGAAGCAGGTCGTATGGGTATACGCTTCGTGGACGACACGACCATTAAGATTACCGAACACTCCATGGTTGTTATAGACGAGTTTGTCTTTGACCCAGACCCATCCAAATCAAAGCTAGCAGTCAACTTTCTAAAAGGCACAGCGCGTTTTACTACTGGGCTCACTGGCAAAGTGGCTAAAGAAAACATGGTGCTGCGAACCAATTCAGCCACCGTCGGTATCCGGGGCACAGACTTTAGTATTACTGTAAATCCAGATACATCTGAGTCGCTTTTTATACTTTTACCCGATGAAGATGGTGCGCCATCAGGGGAGATATCGATAACGACAGCCATGGGTACAGTGGTTCTTAATCAAGCTTTTCAAGCTACCACTACGACCACCTTAGAAACTGCGCCAAGCGAACCGGTAATACTAGACTTGTCGTTAGATTTTATTGATAACATGCTTATCGTAACGCCACCTAAACGTTCTAGATCCTTTGACGAAGAACAAGGGACCACGGACACCGTCGACCCAATACTGGACTTCAACGAGCTAGACATAGACTATCTAGCAGAAGAAAACTTAGGTGAAGAAGGGCTAGAGTTTACCGAGCTAGACTACGATGCACTAAACGTAAACTTCTTGGAAGACCTGTTAGATATTATCAGCGAGCTAGATAAAATAGACGATGAAGACCGATTAGCACAAGAAGCCACATCCACTAGCATCAAGGGCACGGCGGTGGGACAAGACACAAAAACACAAATAACTACAATAGTTACCGGAGAAAAGATAAAATTAAGCAGAGTCGTAGGCTCTAGCGCAGCTATAAACATAGATAGCGGCAACAGTTACACCGTCGTACTAGAACAAGACGGCGTGGTAAACGAGGTAAAAGTCAACGGCGGCAGCGATTCAACCATCGTCATTAGACAGGGGAATGGTTAATCGGTATTATTTGTGCATAGTTGAGAGGAACATTTTATGCCTTTACAAAAGACTACATTCAACCCCGGGATCAATAGAGAAGGGACAGCTTACGATAACGAAGGCGGCTGGTTTGACTGTAATTTAATTAGGTTCCGTGCAGGCAGACCAGAGAAGTTCGGCGGTTGGTCCAAGCTGCTTTCTGCCACTTATCAAGGCACAGCTAGAGCATTACACAATTTTTTATCTTTAGGCGGAGTTAAGTATTTAGGAGTGGGCACACACCTTAAATATTATATCGTAGAAAATAATAACGCTTTTAATGATATTACTCCTTTAAGAAAAACAGTTGGCGCCGGACAAACCGACACTACAGCAACCACTTTTGCAAAAGTCGCTAATGATGATGCCACTATAACAGTTACCAATGCTTCTCATGGCGCAGTGCAAAATGATTTTGTTACCTTTTCTGGGGCAGCATCACTAGGCGGCAATATCACCGCTGCTGTTCTTAACCAAGAATATCAAATAGCAACTATAGTTGATGGCAACAGTTATACAATAGAAGCTAAAGATACATCCGGTAATACAGTGTTAGCTAATTCATCGGATTCAGGAACCGGAGGAGGTAGCATTGTTTCCGCGTATCAAGTAAACATAGGTTTAGATGTATTCGTACTATCTACCGGTTGGGGAGCAGGTCTTTGGGGCGGTACTACAGACGGAGCTCTAACAACAACTTTAAATGACTCTGGCGGTATATCGGATTCTGATACAACCATAGTGCTAACTGATGGCACTGGGTTTGCTGATGGCGATACTATATTAATTGGTAGCGAACTTATAACAATAGGCACCGTGTCCACTCATACTTTAAGCAGTTGCACGAGAGGAGTAAGCGGAACAACCGCAGCAGCGCATAGCGATGGAGCTACCGTGCAGTTAGTTACAGGCAACGCCAGCGCAGCCAATGATTTCAACGGCTGGGGTCAGGCTGCGGGCAGTGGAGTACAAACAGCTTTTAACAACCTAAGACTTTGGGAACACGACAACTACGGTGAAGACTTAATATTTAATATTAGAAACGGTGGGGTGTATCGTTGGATAGAAAACAGCGGCACGTCTACTAGAGCTACTTTGTTGTCGGCTGCTACAGGAGCAAACAAAGTTCCTACAGTGGCACTACAAGTATTAACTTCTGAAACAGATAGACATTTAATAGTATTAGGCTCTGATCCTCTAGAAACAGCAGGGGATTCCGATAATTTTGGTAACAGGACTGGAACCGTGGATCCCATGTTGATAGCGTTTAGCGACCAAGAAAATCCGTTGGACTTTGAAACAAGGACCACGAACTCTGCTGGGGAGTTAAGATTGTCATCTGGATCCTTGATCGTAGGCGCAGTAAAATCAAGACAAGAGATAATTATCTTTACCGACACGTCTGTTTACAGTATGCAGTTTATAGGACCGCCCTTTACTTTCGGTCTTAATTTGATAAACGAGTCCACCGGTTTGATTAGTCCAAAAGCTGCGGTTACTGCTCCAGACGGTGTGTACTACATGAGCTACGATGCTTTCTACACCTACAACGGTGTCGTGCAACAGCTTCCTTGTAGCGTGAGAAACTATGTGTTTAGCGATTTAAACCAAGAGCAGTCATACAAAATAAACGCGTTTACTAACAATAAACACTCTGAAGTGGGTTGGTTCTACCCGTCGGCTAGTTCTAACGAAGTAGATAGATACGTTATTTACAACTATCTAGAAAAAGTTTGGTACTACGGGCAGTTGTCCAGAACCGCTTGGTTAGACGCAGGAATAGAAAACTATCCGCAAGCAGCGTCTAGCAGTTATCTGTACGAACACGAAAAAGGTTTTGATAACGATGGTTCTGAGATGACGGGGGTGTTTATAGAATCTTCTGACTTTGACTTAGGCGATGGCGACAGCTTTGCCTTTTTACGTAGACTAATACCCGATGTAAAATTCTTAGACGATGACTCTAGCTCTAACGTAAACATAGTTACTAAAACAAGAAACTTTCCCGGTGATTCACTGACCACGGACAATACCGCAACGGTTACTCCATCAACGCAACAAGAACATATGCGAGCAAGAGGCAGACAAGCTGCCGTGCGTATTGCGTCTAATGACGGCGATAGCGGTAACGTAGGAGTAGGCTGGCGTTTAGGTGCATTGCGATACGACATACGACCTGACGGCAAGAAGTAATGGCCAAGCTCTTACCAACCAGATTACCAACAGCTAATACAGAGCTTAGTGTAGAGCTATACAATCGTTTAGTTAGGATATTAGAACTTAACTTAGGCGAGTTTGATCCTACTAATACAGATCAATTTTCTACTGTTAGAAGAAACGAAACAATATTTAACGCTGGTAGTATTATTTTCAACACCACTATAAATAAATTACAAATATGGAACGGCACAGCTTGGCACGACATAACCATGACCTTAGAGGTAGACGGTAGTGTTGGTGGTGGAGTTGAAGCAGTAGCTTCATTAGGCACAGTTACCGTAACGTCAAACAAAACCACAACTTCGGTTTTTGTGTAATAATATATTCATGGCTATCACAAGAGCACAGTTAGCTAAAACAACCAAGAAGCGTAATCACCGAGGGTGTGGTAAGGTTATGAAAGGTCGTAGGAAGAAGACTACTTATGCCTAGAAAAAAGGCAAAGATGCCTGCTAGGAACAAGAAGAACTTCCGTCCTACGAAGTCTGGGGCAGGCATGACTAAAGCTGGCGTCAAAGCCTACCGCAGATTAAACCCCGGAAGTAAATTAAAAACAGCTGTAACAGGTAAGGTTAAAAAGGGTAGTAAAGCAGCGAAAAGACGTAAGTCGTATTGTGCTAGATCTGCTGGGCAAATGAAAAAGTTTCCTAAAGCAGCAAAGAACCCGAACTCAAGATTGAGACAAGCTAGACGAAGATGGAGGTGCTAGATGGTTAGAATAGGTAACGTAGGCAGAAAGAAAGTTGGCATGAAAAAGGACATGGCTTCAGCCGTTGTAAGATTAAAGAAAGGCGGTAAGGTCAAAAAGAAAAAATCTAAAAAGAAAAGTGGACCTACGCCAACTAATCCCGCTTTGTATTCTAGAGTAAAATCAGAGGCAAAAAGAAAGTTTGACGTGTACCCTAGCGCGTATGCAAACGCTTGGTTGGTTAGAACATATAAAAAACGTGGTGGCGGATACAGATAATGGCCACTGGTTTAAAGAAATGGTTCCAAGAAGACTGGGTCGACATTGGAAGAAAGAACAAGAAAGGTGGCTTTGCCAAATGTGGACGTAAAAAAGCGTCTACCAAAAGAAAGGGCTACCCGAAATGTGTGCCGCGTTCGAAAGCTATGTCTATGACAAAAGCAGAACGGGCAAGCGCCGTAAGGCGTAAACGAGCGAAAGCTCAAGGGGTTGGTGGTAAACCAACAAACGTTAAAACTTTTACAAAAAAGAAAAAAAGGAGATAGTTATGCCGGGACATAAAATGAAAAAAGCCAAAGGTATGAGAAGAGGCGGAGTAATGAAAGCCAAAGGTATGAAAAGAGGCGGAAAGGTTAAAAAAGCTAAATACGCTAAAAAAGGCGGAAAGAAAAGAAGATAACGAGTGGCACATCTGATTAGTAATATCCCACACTTTCCGTGTTGGGTAAGAAAGGAGTTTACCGCTAATCATCTAAGATACCACGGCGAGTACCTACACGCCTTGGCTATAGCGGTGAACACAATTCCAGATAGGTCGTTAAGTTTTCAAGTAGTCTTTACAGGGTTTGAAGAAGATGACCCTGATAAGAATATACACGGTGGTGCCATGTGGGCACGTATGCCGATACAAGCACTGATAGCAGATATACCCGTAGATGAGTGGCCAGAACCTATGGAAGATCATTTAGCACAACCATGGGACTGCGAATCTAGAGATCATTCTATTGTTACCATGGACAGAGTTAGCTCTAGTCCTTGGCAATGTAAGATCGATGGTGAGTTCTACACGGGTAAGTATTTGTTCACCGTTGACTACACCAACAACGCGATAGCCGATTGCCCAGCGCAACACAAACAATCGCATCTACTGTACATAACCGAAGACTGTAAATGGAAAGGCAACATGGTTGCTTTACCAAACAACAGAGTGCGAGCGACCAGCCCAGCACTTTGGGTTACCGGACAAGGAGCGCCTGACTTTGCTCCGTCGCAACATTTACATTCAGCTGAGGGGCACGAAAGTTATTTGGATCCGTTGATAACATTTAATAACTTATACGAAGAATGAGTAAAATATTATTAGGAGTCGTAGGGGTATTAGCTATAGCCCTATACTTTCTATGGAGCCAGAACTCGAGACTGGCTTCACTCAACCAAGCTTTTGAGCTGAGGGACCAAGAACAAAAAGCTGCGATAGAATCTTTGCAAGACGATTTTAAGGTGCAGACCGAAGGGCTACTAGCCATACAGTCGCGCAACCAAGAGATAGAGGCAGAGATGTCTAGATACCTAGATATTTTCAAACGACACAATCTAAGTAAACTAGCCGCAGCTAAACCCGGACTTATAGAAACTAGAGTAAACAATGGCACCAAAGATGTATTCGACAGTATTGAAGCAGACAGCCGTAGCATTGATCGTCTTGATGACGGTCTACAGTTGCAGCCTGATTCCTAAACAAGTAGACGTCATATCTAAACCGTTAGATAGGCAGATAGCGCAGCCTATGTTGCCTAGAGGCATAGACTTAAAAGAACCGTATTGGTACGTAGTATCTGAAAAGAACATCGATGAGTTCTTAGATAGGTTGAAGAAAGAAGAAGGCAGAATTGTTTTTGTTGCCATGTCTATACCAGACTACGAGCTCATGTCCTACAACATGCAAGAACTTAAACGTTACATTAACGAGCTCAAAGAGGTTGTTGTGTACTACAGAAAAGTTACGACTAAGGAGGCAAAATGAAGATATCGCAAGAAGGCATAGACTTGATAAAACACTTTGAGGGGTGCGAGCTAGAAAGTTATTTATGTTCTGCTAACGTGTTAACCATAGGTTACGGCACAACTAAAAACGTAGTTGAAGGCATGAAGATAACGCAAAACCAAGCAGAAGAACTATTAGCCAAGGACCTAGAAGAGTTTGAAGAATACGTCGAAGATCTTATTGACGTACCGTTAGAACAAAATCAGTTTGACGCTCTGGTAGCATGGACCTACAACCTAGGACCAACGAACTTAAAAACTTCTACGTTAAGAAAAGTCTTAAACAAAGGCGCGTACGACGACGTAGCAGAGCAGATAAAACGATGGAACAAGGCTAACGGCAAGGTTTTAAAAGGTTTAGTACGCAGAAGAAATGCTGAAGCAGAGCTTTTTGATGGCAACGACTGGCACGTTTATACATAAAAATAGTGGCAGTAGAATAAATTTGCACATACAATAGAGAAAACTTAAACGAGAGACTATGCAGTTACAAGAGTCACTAAACATAGCAAAAGGTTTAGGTCGTTTTGAAGACGACCATATAGCTCACGTGGCAACGGGAGAAACCGTTGTGCCTAAAGGCATATTAGATGCTAACCCAGAGCTACGCAAAATGCTTTACGATCAGTTTAAAGAGTTTCAAGTCAACCCAGAAGAATTTGTAGTTGGTTCACCGGCTATGAAAATAAACCCAGTAACAGGTCAGCCAGAGTTCTTTTTAAAGAGTCTAACCAAAGGACTAGAAAAAATTGCCGAGAAGACAGGACTTAAAAAGTTAGGTAAAAAATTAGCGCCGTTAGCTCCTATAGCTGCGATGTTTATACCCGGCGGAGCAGCAATATCCGGTTTGGCTGGAGCTGGTTTAAAAGGATTGTTAGAAGGTAAAAAACCAAAAGAGTATTTAGCTGATGCAGCTAAAGGTGGAGCGATTGGTGCGTTGGCTCAAGGTGTAACAAAAGGTTTTACAAAAGAAGGTATGTTCACTCCGGATACTTCTGTTGGCATGGATATTGTAGAAGGCATAAAATCAGGCGGCATAAAAGGAATAAAAGATAAACTAATAGATGAAGATAGCCCTTTAGGAAGATTTTTACAAACAGAGGCTGGACAAAAATTAGCTGGTAGATTAAAACTACAGGGACTAGGTGACACATTAGAAGACGCAAGCAAAGGCATCATTGGGTCAAACACAGCAGCTGCCTTATTTGGCGGCGACACAGGCGGAGGAATCATGGGCGGTGGCACAGGCGGAGGTCTTGGCGGTTTAGGAGGGTTAGCAAACTTAGCCCTGTTGAAAAATATATTAGATCGACCAAGTAAAAGCCCGGAAGACGTAGTGCCCATAGGCGTGTCTGCTTTCGGTTACACACCAGAACAAATGCAAAACATACCTAGTTATAGAATAGCTAACCTACAGCCCGCTCTTATTGAAGGCGCACAATACGCAAACGTGAGCCCTGTTACAGCAGAAGAAGGTGGATTGTTAAAAGGCATCGCTAGCATTAAACAAAACGGCGATATAAAAGGGTATGAAAAAGGCGGCATGGACGATGATGGTCCCGGAGATATAACACCGGCTTTCTTAGAGCCGGGCGAGTTTGTTATGACTAGACCGGCCACCAGAGCGTTAGGGGCAGACAATTTATATAGATTAATGAAAATGGCAGAGAGTGTAGCGTAATGGCTAGTTATCTTGATCCAGTAACCACCCTATCAGGAGTAGAAGATCCGTTTGCCGCTAGGATGCGTAGAGACTTTTTAGAGTCTGCGTTTGATTTAGCTGCAACACCGACACCTATAGCTCAACAACAAATAGCTGGGTTTGATCCGTTAGAACAACAAGCTAGACAATTAGCTGGCGGACTAGGTCAGTTTCAACCCTTTATACAACAAGCAGCAGGATTTTACGGTCCACAGGGAGCAAGAGACTTTTACAATCCATACGAAGACGCAGTCGTACAACAAACAATAAGCGACTTATCAGAAAGATCGGGCATACAAGGCATAGCTGATAGAGCTTCAGCTGTGCAAGCAGGCGCTTTTGGTGGTTCGCGCGGCAGACTCATGGAGTCAGAAAGACAAAGAGCTTTGGGCAGAGGGTTAGCAGAAGCTATAGGAGGCATACGACAAAGAGGGTTTGAAGGAGCAAGAGCCGCAGCGCAAGGAGCAGCTTCCGGTTTAGCTGGGCTAGCACAAACAGGGCAAGCAGGACTAATAAATCAAATAGGAACATTAGGACAATTAGGCGGTTTAGGCAGAGGTTTACAACAAGCAGGGTTTGACGCCACGTTTGATGCTGCACAAAGAGCTGCACTAGAACCAAGACAAAGACTACAAACGCTACAAGGCATGTTAAGTTTATTGCCTAGAACTCGTGCCTCTACAGTATTTAGAGCAGCAGCTGGGACAGATCCAACAGCACAAGCACTAGGCTTCTTACGAGGCGGCGGTCTACAAGGACTACTAGGAATGGAAGAGGGTGGTTTTGTTGGAGCGGGCGGAAAAGAATATCCAAACAAAGGTTTAGCTGCTTTATCTAAATCTGCTCCAGAAGTAGTAGAGAGAATGGGCTATGAACGAGGCGGCGAGGTTTTTCCAGCTGAAGAAGCCTTAAATTTTATTGAGGGCACAGGCCCTATGGGCGTGCCTTATCCTAGCGGTATGCCTGCACAAGTCTTTGAAGAAGGCGATCCAGAAATAAACGAAGCTTTGAATAGGATGGCAGCGGCAGTTAAACCAACTGGCGAAGCTCCTAAAGTTGAGGTCGAAGAGGCTCCTGAAGTTATTGCTACAGAATTAGCTGAAGTAGAAGAAAAAATAAAAGAGCCGCGAGGCAAAGAAGGCATCTTTCTTAAAGACGTAGAAGAACAAAGAGAGTCCTTAGAAAATGCTATCGTAACTTTTGTTGAACAAAAAAATATACAAGAAGAGCCTCCTTTAAAGGTAAAAAAGGAGATAGAGTCTTTTATAGATAAAGCAAATACTTTATTTAAAAAGACGGTACAAAATTCTGCTGACAAATTAGATGTAGATATCAACATAGACCAAGTTACTTTGTTAACAGATAAATTTGATAGAAAATTAGAAACAACGTTTCCGGTTATATCCGACATAATGGAGTCCGATGATTCAGGAACCACGGACCAAGAACCTTTAATGATGGAGCACGGCGGCATAGTTAACGCCGCTGCGATTGCAGAGTTAGAAAAACAACTAGCTGAAGTGCAAGAAAAACAAAAACAAGAGACTAATAAAAGAAGAGCAGACAGATATAACGCTCAAATAACTAATTTAAAAACTCAAATAGCAGAGTTAAAGCATCCGCCCGTTGGAGGCAAACAAGAAAGACCGGGCCTTCCAGATAAAGTAGAAAATGAAATGCAAAAAGACGCGGATGTAGCCGCAGCCGCAGGAGCTTTTGATGAATTCGGACCTAGCGCGCTTTCAGAGGAAGAATACAAAAAACAATTAGAAGAAGCTGAAAAAGCACTTAAAGACGGTGCAATTACAAAAGAGGCTTATGACGCGTTAGTTGCTAATGATCCTAGTAAAAAGAAGAAAGAAGAAGAGCCCCTTCCTACTTTTAATTTGCCGGGATTAACCGCTGAAGAAAAGCTGTTGCCTTATTATGAAAGACTAAAAGAATACGAAGATAAAATGATAAACGCTGGGCTAATGAGCGGTAAGTCAAAAGAGGGCGGCCTTGCAGGGGCTTTTGATGTTATTGGTCAAGCTAGAGCTAAGGCTGTTCCTGTAGGAATGTCTCCTGATGCTGCTTTAATACAAGCTTTGTCTAGAGGCATAGGCCCCGAAAGAGTTATTGACACCTCTTTAAGCGCCAGCGACCAAGCTAGAATAAGAGTATTAGCAACACAAAACATTGACAGAGCCATTGAAGAGGGAGTAATACCTACTCCAGCAACAGGCTTCACCCCGGAAATGAGAGACGGTTTAATTAGAAAAGAAATGGAAAGAATTATAGAAGAAAACAAAGCTGTATTTACTCAAACAGCAGCCGTTGATACAAGTGGGGATAAATCTTCTATAACAGACACTTTAGGTAAATTAGTGACCGACGCTGGAAAAAATGCTTTGAGGGATGCTCTTAATCTAACTTAAGGGATGTTGGTGTGTCTATTGCAAAAATTCAAGAAAAATATTTTAATGATGAAATATCTACCGAAGAGTACATAGCTCTTCTTAGTGCTGAACAAGAATCTAAAACAGGCTCCCCCGTTATAGAACCAGAAGAAGATCCCGGTTTCTTCGATGTCTTTAATCAATCTATTCAACAACTGCTTGCCACAGGGGGCGCAGGAATTCGTGTCATGGGAGAAGTATTTAACAACGAAGGACTACGTCAATACGGGGATCAAGTAGTAAAAAATAGAGAAGCGCAAGCTGCAAAATACGGTAGACCCATGCAGATAGAAGATATTGAAGGTGTGGGAGATGCAGCAGATTGGTTATTTACTAGCGCAATACCGCAAGTTATTCCGTCAATTTTAGCCACTGTACCCTTAGCCGTCGCGGGGGGAGCCCTTGGAGCAGCGGCTGTTCCAGCGGCAGCGGCAGTAACCGCAGGAAGAATAGGTGCCGCAGCAGGAGCTTTTTTACCGTCATCTTTCCTTGGAGCAGGTGAAATAGACAGAGAATTAAAAAGTAGGGCGGGAGAAGGATTTGAAGATCCCTTAGCTGCGATAGGTGGCGGAGCGATTATAGGTGCACTAGACACTGCTGCTTTAGCCGTTGGCTTAACTGGCATCATACCCCAGCTCACAAGAAAAACTCCTCTTGGTAAAAAACTGTTAGACGACACCGTAGCTGAATTAGTAAATAAAGGCGTAACTCCTAGCATAGCCAAACGAGCCTTTGCTCAAGGAGCCTTAGCTGCTATAGCTGAGGGCTCAACAGAGGCCTCACAAGAGCTTGTCAACGATCTAATAGCTGAATCAAGCACAGGTATATCCACAGAAGAAAGTGAACTTACAAGTAATTTAATAAATTCGTTTGCTTTAGGTGCTGTAGGAGGAACAGCAATAGGTACTGTTTCGGGGGGAATACGAGCAAGAACATTAAAAGACAATGTTTTAGTTGCACAAGAAAGAAAAAATTTAGAGGACGAAACTCTTGAAGAAGCAAGAAACAAAATTAATTCTCAACAATTAGAAGATTTAACCTTAACTGAATTGTCTGCTTATGCTGATTCTACTTACAAAGACACTACGTTTAACAAAACTAATAAAGACAAACTGATTGAGGACATCATAAACAAAGAACAGTCTTTATTATTAGAAAAGAAAATATCTGAAGCTAGAGATATAAATTTTTTAGAAGGAGAAGATTTAAACGGAAAAGAAGAGATAGAAATAAAAACTATAGAAGAACAGTTTAAAAGTTTAAAACTAACTCCTTTACAGGTAACCGATCAAGCACGAGAGATAGATCCTACTTTTACAGGTAGTTTAAGAGAAGCAATAGAGTTAGTAGCAAAAGACAATATAGATAAGGCACATTTACAGTCTGGCAAGAGCAAAAATTTATTTAACGGTTTAGCTTTAGAAAGGTATCGAGCCATGTTGGCAAGCTATGATTTAGATAGTTTAGCTAGAAAAGCTGTTAAAGCCTCCCCGCATTTGTATAAAGATATTGAAACAGCAAAAAAAGCCAGTAGGCAAGAATTGGCAAAAGAAATAGCGTTTGCCGAATTGTCTATAGCAGAGGCAAGAAAAAACATGAAAT